CCGGCCCGGACAGGACCTTTGTTCTTAATAGGCTCACACGCTCCAACAGGAGCTGCTTGCCTTGGCTACTATGTAGCCACCTTTCTCACGACGTGGGAACTCCAGAAAAGGTTTCCTAGGATAGAGATTATCCCAGAAATCACGCACCTTCGGATCTCGGTTTTTGCCGAGCCAAAGTGCATACTGGAGAAGTTCAGACCGCTTCCTTTTATTCCTATATTGGAACTTCAAGTAACGGAACGAACATAACCCAAAGCTACCCTTGCCTATGGTCGATAATTTGAAACCATAAACTTGTTGTAGCCTACGCCAGTCTCTAGTTTTGAGACCAGCGTCGTCAGGGAAATAGGGAGGAACAAGCTTAACCAAAAGCCCATTCTCCCTAAACAACCCGAAAAGGTAGTCCAAAAGCTCCTTATCGTACACATAAGTTAATGTCCCAAAGTATGAAATATACTTTTCTAGGACACCATTAAGTATGATGTACAACCAGGGCTCAAGACTACTGATCCGGGTTGAGGTGGGGGCCTTTATGTATAAAGGCCTCACGTCTGAACCATGAAGATAATCACCTCCACAGCTCTCTCTGAAGCCCGGTTCTTCGGTATAGAAGGATTTCTCCTTGTTAACCTTGAAACCGACCGACTTGCATAGGCCAATAAAGGCTTCTGCGCATCGGCTTGGGAGTATACAGTCGTCACCGAACACGGACACCTGTTCTCGTTCCTCAGGTAAACTGAGTAATTGATAAGGGTTAGTCCGTGTCTGTGACATAACGACTGCAACTCCTAGACTCCAGAAAACGAGCGTCTCCAGCGGAAACGTTCCCGCGTTACCCATTGTACTGACCATCTCTAATCCGATATCGTTTTCCCCGATTTTCATCGTGGGACATCGGACTTGGTCAATATATCTGAACCAATTAGGTGGTAATAAATACCTAAGTAGCTCAAGACTCACACAATCACTAGCAGAAGAGAAGTCTATTGTCGCCAATTTACCGGTGACAGACCCACTCCACGCTAGCACCTTGTGTTTGTCGGGCAAGCTCGTTACGTCCAGTCCAACGCACTTCATCCTGCGATACATGACAGCCATTAGGCCTTGCTGAAAGAACATATTCAGTGTCGGTTCTATGGCGATCATGCGCAGTTTGTCGTTTGTCTTAGGGACGGTAGTAGCACGCGATCCGTTCACCTCGTCATACTCCTCAACTACTTGTTGATGGCTGTTCTCTTCGAGAATGGCTTCCTGTAACAGTTCGTTACAAGATAAGTACTGACGAAATAAAGCGGTCGCACCACAGGTTGAACTTATCGGCATCGTGAACTTTGCCTCCTGGGAAGTGTCTGCAAAAGACACCCCCTGAGTAACCCCACCGGAATTTCCGGCGGAAGCACAAAGTTCTCCGAAACTGATATCTCTCAAGGTCCAGTGCAATAAGCACCTCGCCCGAACGAGCATTAGCTCGCGAGAGTTGAGTAGATGAGCTGGAATGTCTCTCGGCACTTTAAAATGCCGATTGATTATTCCGATATGCTCGTTTGTCTGCAAGAAACTATCATACGTTTCCTGTTCGACTCCACTCATATCAGCAGTCGTAGCCACGTACTTTTTCAAGCACGCGTCAGACTGAGCTTTACGATAAAACCTATGGTACGAAGAATCTCCATTATACAACTTGTGAATGGAGGATAAATCGCGATTAAGTTTCTGACTAGTAGCTGAAGCTATTTCGTCAGGGTTAAAGAGCTTCCTCTTTTTGGTCCTTGGAGTTTTCGACATTTTGGATACTTCCTTCATCGTCGTTAACTTTCTCACCATCGGAGCAGCCGCGATTAGCGGCTACCCGAGCCTCAACCATGGGCTCAGCAATAGAACATTGCTGAACACCTATAAGGTTGTGTTCTACAGCGTACTCGTCAAGAGCCTGATGGGCGCATCCGCAAGCGGATGTCCCCAGGATTGCCAAGCACGTGTAACCGAATTTACACCCGGTCATGCTGTAGAACCCTCGTTAAACAGATCATCAAAATCTGTTTCATCACCAAGAAAAGACAGCCATTCTCGCATAGATGCGATTTCGGCTGCTGTCGTTTCAGGATCGAAAGCAATCTCGACCTTCAACGTATTCGTGGTGTAGCTTCCATTATCCAGCAAAAGCGGGAAATGGAGAACGACGGCGGTTCGCTGTTGCGTGTACCCATTAGGGGCACTCGCGCTAGCGACAGGTGGCTTTGATGTGGCTAGGATTGTCTTTCTCAAGATAAGTCCTGAACCATCATCAATGAACAACTTATTCTCGCCTGGGTTACTACCCAAAGAAACGAGAGAAGTTGCTGAACCCCCAGTGGGGGCCCAAGTGGCACCAATAGGTACCGAGGCACTAGATAAAGACATAATTGTCTCCAGTGTTGATCACCTAATCCGCTGCAAAATCAAAGCAGCGAGGTCGGCGATTTTGGTTGATGAATCAACTAGATTCGGCAAGTCCACAATTGGAATTGCGTCGCTAATCGACGGGTCCCATACGCTCCGATTATACTCGAATGTCTCTTTGACATCGAGGTCGGGTTGTATGTTCTTGTAGGTTACACCGGCAGAGTAGTCATAATCAGTAAATGATCTGCTCTTAAAGGTCGACTTTTTCTGTGTCGACCAACCAGCTAATATTTTAACATTGGGGTCAAGGAAGCCAACAACGCCTCGCAAAGCTTGCGAGAAATTGCTGACTCTATCTACCATAAACGAATAGGGCATCACTGCCCACAGCGTTTCCGGTATATCCTTAAACCTCAAACCGTACTTGTCTCTCCAACCTTGTGAAGGGTTGGTAAGTTCGTACAAGATACCAGATCTCCAAGTCTCCTCAGTTGAGGCCGACGAAGAGAATACATAGGCATTTGATTGGCGAAATGAATCGGTCTTTTGACCGCTCCACTCCGCTTTGCCTCTGGCAGTCTTCCGTTTGGAAGGGTTATCTTTACTACTAAATGACTCTAAAAGGTCATTAGCAGATCGAACTAGCGGTAAAAATGCAAACTGGTACTCAGTCCACGCATTAGCAATTGCTTTTGCATGAGTGAGCGCCCGTTTTCGCATAGACCATTGCTTGTAATTCTCGAATTCCTTCGAGAGGTTACGCATGGATGCAAATGGTGACTTCATAAAGGTCAACATCTGTCTCCACTCAGCAATATCTTCCGCAAACGCGTACGGCGAACGATCAAGGTTGCCCATGGCTTGTTGCCGTGACCAATCAGCTTGTGAACTAGGAGGCGTTGGAGGCACAGAGTAGAAACCCTGTGAATTACCCAACAAAGTAGCTAAAGCAGTAGTCATACTGCCCGCTCCTTTAACCTCGTAGTGCTGACCACTTTGGATGACATCGAAGATGCCGCCCCCAGTGGACTTGACCGAAGTTTTAACATATGACATAGGATTATTAATGACTTCTCCTTGCATGCTGCGCGTGTGGAACTTGGCTGACACTGTGTCAGTCATGCCCTCACTACTACCAAGCATTTGTGTATCAAAAGAATGGGTTGGATTTCCATTCTGATACCGCTTGGTATTTGCAGTAAAACCGGGTTCATCCCGGCTACGTGTTCGGATTGTCATATTTTTCTCCTAGTCTCATGTGTTAAAATAATGAACCTTCCCATGTTGTCTCACGACAACACCTGCACTAAGAAAACACCTAGTAGCCTCTCGGCTAGCTAGCACGTATTGAACCACGTGTCGAGTTTCAGCACTCGAATGTTCCTTAGTTTAATTGGTAATCAACCAATAGCAGGGGGGAGGTT